TCAACTAAATCTAATAGCAGAAATGCTAAATGAAACATCAGAACAAGTACTAAAGATTAAAAAACAATTGCGTGATACTACAAAAAGTAACGCGTAAAGCAATGTTGATAAGGCCATCGGGTCGTAGTACAGATTTTATATCCCCCTCATTTGGCTACGGTTGTTTATACAATTGCTCATATTGTTACATGAAACGACACAAACCTGATGGCTTATCAATAGCTAAAAACACAGGCGACATACTTACAGCAATAAATAACCACGCATACTTTACACCTGTAGAGAAACCTAATCAAACGCACGCAGACTATACTACTTACGACATTAGTTGTAACGAGGATTTTGCACTGCACGCTAAATACCATGATTGGGAAAGAATTTTTGAGTTCTTTAAAGATCATCCTGTTGCAATGGGTGCATTTGCTACTAAGTATGTTAATCCTAATCTAATTAACTTTGATCCGCAAGGTAAAATACGTATTAGATTTAGTTTGATGCCACAGCACATGTCTGACATTCATGAGCCTAATACATCTAAAATCATTGATAGAATTAAAGCTATTAATGCATTCATAGATGCAGGATATGATGTCCATGTGAACTTTAGTCCTGTTATTGTAGAAGATAATTGGCTAGAAGATTATAGGTACTTGTTTGATATGATGAATGATTATGTTGATTATAAAGATCAAGTGCATGCAGAAGTAATATTTTTAACTCACAATGAAAAAAAACATGAAGAAAACTTAAAAAAACACCCTGAAACAGAGTTAGATCTCTGGAACCCAGCCATACAAGAAGAGAAAGTCTCGCAGTATGGTGGAACCAATATAAGGTATGCTCGACACTTAAAGCCTCTGTACATAGATGCATTTAAAGCAGTGCACGAAAAAACAATACCTTGGAACACAATCAGATACATATTTTAATATGCCTAGTAAAGATTATTTAGACTACAAGCCTCTTATACCAACCGAGGGTTATGAGGTAAAAAAGAAAGTAAAAAAAGAAATTAAACCAAACACAGTAACAAAAAACGCATTTGAACTAGTGTTTGGCTTTGGCTATCCTAAAACATATAACACACCAAGTGTTATGCGAACTTATAAACACCCTAAACAAGACGGAAGTAATGGCAAAATTAGTAGATTTCGCTGATCTCAGCATGATAGCAGTACCTGAGCGTACTGAGACTTACATACCAGTGAGTCACCAAGAATTAGTAACAAGAGTAAAGAAAGCAGGAATGCTTCACTACGGTAGACAACCTATTAAAACAACGTTAGAAACAAACCAAAGAGGACAACAATTGTTTGGCTCTATGGTATTTCCAAGCGATACTAAAGGTTCTGACATCTCAGTAGGATTTCGTAATTCATACGATAAAACATTACCAATAGGCTTATGCGCAGGCTCACAAATTACAGTGTGCTCTAACTTAATGTTTGTAGGTGATATTGTAAAACTACGTAAACACACTCAGAATATTGAAGAAGACATGGATGCATTAATTGCAGAATTGTTTACACAAACTGATAAATTACACGGTAAAGCACAAGAAGATGCTAGTTATATGCACGACATACAACTTAGTAATGAGCAAGTAGGTGATTACTTTGGTCAATTGTTCGTAAATCAGAACGTTTTGAATGGCGCACAACTTAAGACAGCTACTAAAGAGTGGTTCGAGTCTCAAGTATTTAAGTCTAGAAACCTATGGTCTGCCTACAATGCGTGTACTGAGGCACTTAAAACTTCACATCCATCAAATGCTTTGGAGAATTACACTAAATTACATACATTTACAGAGGATTATATCCTAAATGAGTATAAAGCACATTTTAATAAACAAATGATTGAAATGGAAGGTTATACTGCTGTATAAATAATATAATATGAAAGACAGTCCCTATAAAGGAAAACAGTTAGAATTTAATGAAGTTTGGCACTTAATACAAGTGTTAAAGTTCTATTATGAAGACGTTATAAAGCTAGCACCCAAAGAGATAGCAGAGATTTTAATGCTTGAATTTGGTTGCAAAGTTGATGTAAATGACGTATCTTTAAATATTCTTCTTGCCCCACATAGAGACAGTGATGGTAATTTAATTTGTTATGAGTAGTGATTGTATTGAATGTGAAGATGGATTAAAATGCTTACCAGACGAATCTTTGGTAAGTTTAACTGAAGAGGAACTCGATAAATATTTAAATTGCGATGAAAGTATCTTTGAACTTAACCAAGTTGAAAGGCAACCATCTCACCCCCAGTGAGTTTGTATATCTTTTCCTTAAAAGCGGAGGAGAAAAACAAATTCAAAAATACTTAGAAATTTTACCCGTTGACAGAGAAAAACTACAGACACGAGGCTTTATTAAAATAGGGCCCGACGAGTCACTTACACTCCGTCAAAAAGCGTTGGATTTATTTACAGTACGAGGATGTGAAGATTGCTGGAATCAATTTGCAATTGCTTACCCTAGGAAGGATAGAGGTAGGCCTCTCCATAATGATATGAAGCGTAACAAGCTTAAATACATAACATTGATAGAGAGAAAACCAGGCTTGCATGAGACTATAATCAATGCTATTGCAGCAGAACATGAAGATAGAAAGCAAGCAAGCTACACTAATGATTTTCGTCCACCGTGGAAGATGATGAGCTCATACTTAAACCAAGAAGCTTGGACTATGTATGAAGGAGTTGAACCACCTAAACCTTCGGACGAACAAAACTATGGAGGAGATTTAATATGAATGAAGAACAAAAGCCATTACCGTGGCGCCACATTTCAGAAGCATCTAGTGCAGCATTACGCTACATTGATGGTAGACGTAAAGGCACAATTAAATCTCTTGCTACACCTTGGAAAAAGTTTAACAACATTTCTATGGGTGGTATCGAATGGCAGACTATCACAACTATTGCTGGTATGTCTGGTAGCGGTAAAACTGCAGTGCTAGGTCAACTTGAGACAGGATTGAAAGATCTTAACGAAAAGGATGACTTTGCAATACTCTCATTTAACTTTGAGATGCTTTCTTCTCGGCTAATTGGCCGTAAACTTAGTAATAAGATGAAACTTACTACACAGCAGCTATATAGCTCGTCAGAAAACTTTACGTTGAATGACAATTACTATATGAATGCAGTACAAGAAGCTCGCAAGTTAAATAAGTATGATATAAACTACGTAGATATACCAGGTAGTGTTAAAGCTCTAGAGGCAACTATATTAAAGTTTTCTCAAGACAAAAACAAACCTGTTATAGTTATGTTAGATCATACTTTACTTGTAAAGAAGGTTGGAGGAGCGCAAGATAGAGATCTTCTCTATGATTTGATGGCTATGTTCAATGGATTAAAAAAAGTTATTAGAGTGTCATTTATTCTAATATCTCAAATGAACCGTAACATAGAGAATTCAGAGCGTATCCAAAACCCTGATTTACATTACCCTAAGAAGCAAGACATCTTCGGTGCAGATGCATGTTATATGTATTCTGACATTGTGGTGGTAACACACCGTCCAGAGATGCTTGGTATTAGGGCGTACGGCCCAAAGAGATGGCCTACAACTAATGCTATATTTTGGCATTACTTGAAGGTCAGGGAGGGCGAGCCTTGCATTGCTTTAATGGAGAATGATTTGGCGCATAATCAAATATTAGACGCTAAACCAGCAAGCTATTCAAGCAATGAAAATCAAGAAGTACGAGAAGAGAGTGTCAGTGATACTACTCAACAAGCCCAAGGCTAGAGACTGTGATTATGTTTTATATGGTTTTATATTATTAGCGTACAACGTTAATATACACGATCTAAGCACTAAAGATTTTCTAAAAGGTTTACACAACAGAGAATACCCTTCTTTTGAAGGGGTAGGACGCTGTCGCCGTAAACTTCAGGAAAAACACAAAGAGCTTAGAGGTACCAAATGGGATGCAAGACATGCAGAAGAAGAGAAAGTAAAAACCGAAATTAATCTATTTTAAAATGGCACAAGAACTATTAATAGTTGGCTCAAGTGGAACAGGGAAATCCACTTCAATTGAAAACTTAAACCCTGAATCAACTTTCATTATAAATGTAGCCCGCAAGGCGTTACCATTTAGAGGATGGAAGGGGAAGTATCCTGTATTCGACAAGGAGAATCCTGGCGGTAGATTCTGTTCTACAGATATACCACACGAGATTCTTGGTTGCTTGAATTACGTTAATGAAAAACGTCCTGAGATAAAGACGATTATTATTGACGATTATCAATACACAATGGCTAACGAGTATATGCGTAGAGCTAATGAGACTGGCTTCAAAAAGTTTACTGAGATTGCTCAGAATGCTTGGTCGGTTATCAATGCAGTGAAAGGTATGCGAGAAGATCTATTGGTTGTGTTTATGATGCACTCAGAGGTTACATTTGATGCACATGGTAACAAAGTTACTAAGGCAAAAACTATCGGTAAAATGATGGACAATGTAGTTACTCTTGAGGGTATGTTTACAATTGTATTGTATACAGACGTCACAAAGGGTGAGAATGGTATGGAGTATTCGTTTATAACACAAAACGATGGCGCCAACACTGGTAAAGCTCCTAAAGACATGTTTGGGTCTGTTAAAATTCCAAACGATTTAAAGTTAGTGGCTGACACTATCGAAGAGTATAATAATTAATTTTAAAAGAGAGAAAAATGTACGGAAGTAACGTAGAAAGTAACAGTACTGGTGGAGTAATGCCAGCAGTAGGTATTCAAGAAAATTGTGAACTAGTGAGCGTATCACTAAATATGGATCAAGGCGGAAGACTTGACTTTGAGTTCAAACAGTCTAATGGTGCAAGCGTAAAGCATGCAGAATTTCCTGCAAACCCAGATTATGGTGATGTAGAAAAACAGGCAACTGATGTGTCTCGTCGTGTAAAGCATATTGCTACTAAATTTATGAGCGAGCCAGACTTTGTTATAGAAAATGTAAGCACATTTGCAGAGTATGGTAACAAAGTGATTGCTTTGTTCGGACAAAAGTTTGCAGGAACTAAGTTTAGAATGCTATTTATCTACAAAGGTAAATATGTATCTCTTCCTAAGTACCCTAACTTTATTGAGAACATGGCAATTCCTGCAGACAAAACTACTATTTATATTTCAGACTGGAATAAGAAAAAGCTAGTTAAGCCTGAACCAGATACTGCGGTAGCTTCAAGCCCTACAACAGTTATGGCAACAGGTGGTGCAGAGATGCCATTTTAATTAGACCCTAATGTATGGGACTAAAATAGTAGAACTATGTGAGGAAGAGATTCTAGACAGAATTAACTGTCTAGACATCTTTTCTTACTACATAGGAGATGACTTTAAAATGGGTAGAGCTATGAGATCTCCGTTAAGGAAAGATCGTAGCCCATCTTTTACTGTGTTTAAGCATAGTAGTGGTAAGTTTTTCTATAAAGATTTTAGTACTGGGGATTCTGGTGATTGCTTTACATTCTTAACAAGAATGTATAGCGCCACTAGGTTCACTACTTATAGAATGATTGACAATGATTTCCAATTAGGAATATCCTCCACTACATTTGCTAAACCTACTAAACAAGAGTATGGTGTACACAATAAAAAGTTTGAAAACATTGAAGACTCGTCTACTACTATACAAATAAAGTCCCGCCCTTGGAATTCCCAAGAAGATAAAACCTTTTGGTCTAAATATGGAATATGTTGTAACATACTTAGTAAATATAATGTACGAGCTGCCAGCAATGTATGGGTTAATGATAATCTTATTGTTAGCAGTAATCGTTTTAATCCTATATATGCATATCATTTCCCTGATGGAAAAATGAAAATATATCAACCATATAGTAAATTTAAATGGTTAAGTAATACTAGCGTGTCTGATCTACAAGGGTTGAGCCAACTTCCACTTCGGGGGGACACGTTAGTTATTACTAAATCACTAAAAGATGTTATGTGTTTAGATATATTTGGGATACCCTCAGTAGCACCATCGTCAGAGAGTTGTGTCATTCCTGCAGACGTTGTCAAAGATTTAACTGACAGATTTGCAAGAATATACATATTATATGACTTTGATTACACTGGAATATCTTTTGCAAACAGGCATAAAAAGTTGTATGGATTTATACCGTTATTTTTTACTAACGGAAAATTCAATACCTTTGACTATAAGTCAAAAGACTTTTCGGACTTTATAGCTCTTAATGGAGTTAAAGGTGCGGCCGAACTAATAGAATATGTATGCCAAGAGGAATATTCATACCAGGAAATGTCCCATCGAGCAAGAATGGAAGAAGATGGACGGGACGATACTTTATAGTATCTAAGCAAACTGCTACTTACTACAAGACTAGTAAGCAGTTTTGGATTAAACACAAGAAAGATTTTCTTAAGCTTGTTAAACAAAAATCAACAGAAGGAAAACCATATAGAGTTACATTTAAATTTGTAAGAAAAAGTAAGCACAAGTTTGATTACATCAACCCTGCGCAAACTATACAAGATGAAATGACTAAATATGGATGGATAACTGATGACAATGCTGACGAGATAGTACCTATATTCTTAGAGTATGAGTACGATAAAGAAAATCCAGGTGTTTATATTAATGTTTTAAAATCTTAATTATGTTAGAAAATAAAATAATATACCCTCAAGAGTTTAAAGATAAGGTGTTTAATAACCTTAGATATGCTGTTGGAGATATTAGATTACTTATGTCTGCTATAGAAAATGGTAGAGATGATGCTGTTCGTTATATGCTAGAAAAAACTTTAGAAGATCCTGAGCTATTTGTACGCGAAAAGATTGAAGATGATGGCTCTAGAAAAGTAGCAAACGCAAGAATACACGCACATAAAGTGCGGCAAGAAATATACAACGAGTATATGGAATTATTAACTGAAACAATTGACAACTATGTCGGATCAAAATTACTTCGCTAAAGAAGATATTTCTAATAGCGATTTAGGAGAGTTAAAATCGTCTCCACGAAGATTCTTAATGCGTAAGCAACAAGAAATGCAATCTAAAAGCGGTGCAATGCAGCTTGGAACTCTTATTCATATGTTTACTCTTGAGCCTGAGAAATTTATTATGGCTGACGTTGAACCTGTGTCAGGTAAAATGGGAGAGTATATTAAAGCATACTTTGAATTAGAGAAATCTGGCATACCAGAAGATAATATACCCGAAACAGCTTACGCTGCTGCACAGTACAAAGAAAGTCACACTAAACCTGCTACAGTTCTTAAAAGTTTTAAGAATAAACCTGAAAATATAGCTTTTTATAATTTTCTAAAAGAAGCAGATGGCAAAATAGCTTTAAATCAAAAAGATAAACAAATAATAGAAGGATGTTTAATGTCTCTTAAAGGGCATGTAGTATCAAATAAATTATTGTTTGTAGAAGATGAAAGCGTGGAAACTTTTAGTGAGAAAGAATTGTATTTTGAGCAAGAAGGTGTTAAATGTAAATCTAAAGCAGATAGGCTTATTGTAGATCATGCATTTAAAACTGTAAAGCTAATAGATCTTAAAACTACAAGCAGCCAAGTTTATGGCGAGTGTATTCCTTTAGGAACTAACACTGGTATACTGTTAAGAGATTGGCACACTACAGGCTTTATGTATTCTTGTTTGCAATACTCTTACTATAGACAACTAGCTTTTTATGAAAATGCTGTTAAAGCTGAGTATCCTGGATACGAGGTAGAGTCTTTTATTGTAGCAGTAGACACTAAAGGTTCTTATGATTGTGCAGTATTTCAACTTCCTGCAGAGTGGTTAGAATCAGGCCAAAAAGAAATCAAATCTTTATTATCTGAGTATAAGCACTATAAACAAGCTAATAACTTTGGTGTAAAGCAAGGATTTGAAGACACTGTTACATACTAGATTAAATTCGCTATGAAGAGAGATTATGAGAGTAGGAAAATGCGAAACAAATCTTTTACTTATGTTCTACCTATGTTGTCAAAACATTTTGACGTACGTACAAAAAATTTATTAAATACATTTATATATAGCACTGATAAACCTAAACTTAAAAATCATATATTTTTATTGTATAAGTTTTCAGGAGAAAAGGAGTTTTTAGAGTATGAAGATTATTTAGAAAACTTAAAGTTTTTTGAAACATCTTATGACCCAGACAAACTACACACTATATATTGTTTTAAAATTCCTAAAGAGGGATTAGATATTTATAATAAATTTTTAAAAGGTAGATATTCCGAATTTACACAGGATTATAAAGTTCATCTTTTTAAGTTTCATAATATTAAAGATCCTACACACAGAGTAGCTCAGGTTTTGTTTAAACATCCTGACCTACGCGAAGAGTGGGAAGATAAATTAGGTGTTACTATTTCTGAAGATGCTGAAGTGTCTTCACCTCCTAATATAGATTTAGAAACTTATCAAGTAAAACACAAATATGTTAATCCTTTAAAACCAGAACAAAACCCATTTGAGTAAATGAAACTACAACAACACACAAACGTCAATGAAGTAATTGGCGTACAAAAACAACACAAGTTTAAAATAACGGACGGATCTCAGGCTATCATTATGGATAGCCTGATTAATTTATACTCGGACCCTATTGGTTCGATTGTCCGTGAGATCACTTCAAATTGTATAGATGCAAACCGTGAGCGGAACCTTAAGTTAGAGGGTAAGATTCCTACAGAAACGGAAGATGATAAGTCTTTCTGGTCTAACAAGCAAACAGTTTGCATTGAATACGTAGAGAAGAACACAATTCTAGGAATAGATGAGTGTATTATGTTCCATGATTATGGTTGCGGTCTTTCTCAAGATAGAGTTGCTAATGTATTTACTACATTCGGTGCTTCTACTAAGAGAGACAACAACTATGAGATTGGCGGCTTTGGCTTAGGTGCTAAATCACCTTTAGCTTATTCAGATACTTTTTATGTGTCTAGTAGACACAATGGTACTGAGACATATTATATGATATATCGTAACAACGACAATGTCCCACATATGGATCAAGTGTACCAAGCAAGTACAGATCAACAAAACGGTAGCACCGTAATTGTTCCTATTAAAGATAGTTATGATAGAAGATCTTTTAAAGAGTCTATTGCAACTCAACTATGTTTCTTTGACAATCTTGTATTCAAGAATGTTGTAGAATCTATAGGGAAAGTAAATAACTATTATACTTCAGGTAATTCCTCTTACAAAGTTACTGAAGAAACTGACGATTACATTATAACTAACGACGGTAGAGAACCTTTTCTACTTGTTGGTAAAGTAGTGTATCCACTTAACTGGAATATGTTAGATGATTTAAGTGAATCTGATTTTAGAGGTAGTGTTGGTATTAAATTTAATATCGGTGTTTTAGACTTAGTTCCTTCTCGTGAGGAATTACGATATACATCTAAGACTATATCTCTTATTCAAGATAAATTAAAATCTGTTTTAGGGCAATTTAAGCAACAAATTAACAAAAAGTACGAAAATATCACTGATTTTGGTGAGTATTTGAAAGTTATTAGCGTTTTAGGGCAAGGACATAGTAGTTGGAGAAGGATGACAAGTGATGACCCTAATGCAGTAAAATCAGATATTGCAGGAATAGGTTATTATGATGTACCTTTTGTTCCATTTCCTAAACTAAGTTGCGATAAAAATACTAACGATACAGGGGCTTTTCATAAAGTGTTTGATGGCATTAGTTTTTATCATTGCAAGCTAGTTAGTAATAAAGGTGCTATAGGTGGAGAAACAATTTACAAAAAAGAGTGTAACTCTTGGTATGACTTGTTTTCAGCTTTAGACGGCAAAACTAATTTTTATTATGTAGACAGTAACTTTAGTAAAAATAAAGATTACACGCTTATAAATAGTGTAGGAGAATTTGTAGCTTTTAAAGTTGATGCTGTTAAAATAGGAGAAAGGACTTTAGATACTAAACTTAATTTAAATGACCCTAGACCTTCTTATGAGAAAACTGCAACATTTAACACTGTATGTAGACTGTTAGGTAAATCTTCAAGTATGATTAAATACTCAGACGTAGAAGAAACTGAACTAGACAGCGAGCTTATGGGAGATGTAGTTGATAACAAAACTCGTCGTAAAGTAAATAAGATGGTGTTTGCTCGTAATGCTGAGTTTAAAGCTGATGGTTATGAAACTACAATTAAGTACACTAATCAAGAGTACAAGATTTCAGATTTGCAGACAATGTTGCACCCTGAAGAAGGGGATCCTAAACTTAAAGCTGTAGTTTATGCTGAAACAAAGGATCTTGATGAGCTTACAAAAGTTGTCAAAATTTTAGGTAGTAGTAAGGCTTCTTATGACAGCAGCTACAATTATTCATACAAATTTGAGTCAGATTACAGAGTATTAAAAGTATCTAAAGATGTTGCAAAGCAATTTGCAAACCTCGATGGATTTATAACAGCACATGAGTTTATGAAAAATTCTACACACTTGCAGAGATTTGCTACTGCGCAGTATATTGGTAAATTTATAAAAGAAATTAGATTTTTAAATTATTTTGAATCTTATGACAAAGATTTAAATAGTAAATTTTATAGTCTAAATAGCTTTTATAAAGACAATACTAACGGATGTTGGCGTTGTGAAGATGATATACAACCTGTTGTAGAAGAAATCATGAAACTAGATATTCCAGATACTGTTAGATACGACATGGAGTTAGTAGATAAACTAGAAGAAGTGGTAGAGTACTCACAAGGTTTAGATCTTTTAAACTATGTAGAGTTTAGCTCAAACTCTAGGAAATCAATTGAAGATTTCTTATCTTTAAAAGGCAAAATGCCTGACAATCAACAAATTAAATTAACATTAACAGCTAAAAATCAAAAAGATGAATTACTTAGTAGCTAAAGTAACGCCAAACGACGTTACAGTAATTATTGATGGAAAGCACAAGAGAATCCGAAAGGATTCTCCTGATGCTGAACTAGTTATTGCTCTGGTAAAGCAATACAATTCGTGTAATATTCTAACTGAGAGAGTAGATATTATAACAAAGATAGAAGAACTTTGTGTACCAGCAAAGAAAATCCAATTTAAATCAGATGGAAGATTTGAGTTTGATGGGAATTCAGCTATGTATCTTAAAGGTACTAGCGACCCAATACCAGAATTTCTAGCTAAGAAATTACTAGAATATATTGATAAAGGACTTGCTGTAGAGCCTTTAGTTAATTTCTGGAAACACACGTTGCTTAACCCTGACAAAAGCGTTAGACAACAGTTGTTTGGCTTCTTAGAACACAATGGTCATCCAATAACTGATAAGGGTTATTTCTTAGCTTACAAAGCAGTGAAAGTTGCTCGTAAGTATGATGCAGAGACAGGTGAAGAAGTTGTAAGCATTAGCTACGATGAAAACACAGGTGAGCGTATAGAAGAAACACTTAATCAGTCTATGACTTTTAGACCATATCACTCAGGTGCACATGGTATGACTGTTAAAGTTGGTGAAGCTATTACAATGCCAAGAGAAGAATGTGATTCTGATCCTGAAGTAACTTGCTCTGCAGGTTTACACGTAGGCTCTATGGAGTATGTTCATGACTTTGGTTACAGTGAAGGTGTAATACTAGAGGTGCTAGTAAGCCCTCGTAATGTTGTAGCAGTTCCTACTGACTATAACAATACTAAGATGAGATGTTGTGAGTATTATCCAATTGCTATTACAAATGGCGAGAATGCTAATATTTACTTAGAATCTGATTACTCTGCATTTGATATGGCTACTATGGTAGACGATATTGCACAATACGAAGAATCTAAAAGTGTTTTAATTAAGCAGATAGAAGATGAACTAGCAGAGCGTAGTGCTGTTGCTGATTCATTATTACTAGATCACATATAGTAAGCATTAATCCTCACAAGTTTTGTGTGTTGTTGTTGATGCTTGTTGTTGTACTTGTGAGGAATTAATAGGAGAGAAAGGTTTTAAAGCCTTTCTCTTCTTTTTTTTTATTTTGCTAATGCCACTAGTCTTGACAGGCTATAAAATACTCTATTTGTATTGTACCTGAGCTTGACTTACCTGCTATTTTATCTATGTTACTTAAAGCACTATCTGTAGTACCAATTGTACTGGCTGAGTCTCCATCTTCTATAGCGTTCATTAAATTATTACCAAGAATAAAATGATCTTCTGCTTCTATAGTTACAAAGTATTCAGAATCTGCTTGAGAAACACGTAGTGTTATATTAGCTGAAGCATCTAAATTTGTAATACGTAAATATTGAACAGAGTTATCTTTAAATGTGCCTGCTGATGCGGCTGCACCAAATTTAATTATATCTACATACCCAGTACCCACATCCATTATTCTGTGATCTACTTCATTTACAGTTTCTGTATGTACATTTGTTGTACCTCTATCAGTACTTCCGTCTCCTAAAGAAACGGCTTCAGTTAATGTTATCGTCAGTGTTGCCATAATCTATAATTATAAAAATTTGTATTAATCCTAAAAAAAATTGTATTTCATAGTAAGGTGCGTATTCTTCTGGATTAAAGTGCCTTACCCCAAATACTATACCTTTTGCCCATGTTATTCCGAATCCTAACTTCATTACTTTACTGGTTTATATAAAAATCCTACAGCTTCATCAAGTTTTCTACCCGACTGATACCATGCTGGGATTAAATCTTTAAATTCTTTTTCTAATTTTAATTGACCTTTTCTTTTACCTTGAGCATATCTTTCAAATTCTCCTCCAGCACTAATAGAATACATATCTGAAGCTGTCTGATCAAAAAGTTCTATACCGCTTTGTATTAAACTCATAGAAGCTGCAGGAGATTTTAGTATTCTAAGAAATTCTGACGGAGATGTAAACGCTCTAAGTTCGGAGTATAACCTACGTGTAAAGAAAGCTCCTAGTAATAAAGCAGTTTTTTGTTTTTCATCAGGTTCATCTTGAGCAGCTCCATATAAAACAGCGCCCATAATTGAAGATATAATCATTATTGTCATTTCAGTTACAGTCTTTTTAATATTAGCTTTTTCTCTATTAGAAAGTAAATGCCAATTGTCAGATGTTAACTCTAATGAAAAGTTTTTATAATCTCTTATTAAACTAGACACAAACCTAGCAGTAGTTACATATGTACCTTCATCTAAATCTTGTATTTCTCTGTTATAAAATAAATCTTCTGCAGTAAGTGCTTCATTTGGTATATGTACTGTACCTAACCCTCGGTATCTTCTACGTATGCCAGGTTCTAACCATTTTCTAAGCATAAAAGCTAATTTACCTGCAGCAGTTCTTTGCGCTAAAGCTTGGTTATTTGTTGTGTAGTTACCATTTAATCTACGATTTAAATGATTTAAATATCTTTTTACTTCAAACTCTGCTTTTCTTGAGTCTTTTAAAGATATTTCTACGCCACTCTTTAACTCTATAGATCCTTGAAAAGCTGCTTTTACAATTTTAAGTTGTGGTGCAGTATTTTCTTTTCCTAAATCTACTTCATAAGCTTCATCAAAAGTCATTGCTTCTTCTCTTGACTTTACAACCTCGCCTTTTTTATTTATATACTCACCTTTTTTATTTTTAACTTTTATTCCTTGTAAAAAAGAATACATTAATGTATTTTGTATATAATGCTCTGCTATGTTAGTTAAGAAATGTAGTGAATTAGTGTCTGCTAATTGGCTACCTGTTGTAGCTGCTGCAAACTTTTTACCTACTGCAGTAAAATCCTGAGTAGCCTCAAACCTTTCAGAAAGCAACCCTGTTTTAGATTTTGGAACTAGCTTTCCTATGTCTGCAGTCATGTTAATTAAATCTGAGTCATATTTACCCTCTGCTTTTATTACATCTTTTTTATCAAAATCTATTCCTCCTACAGATTCTATAAAAGTCATAGTTTTACCTTGAAATATAGAAGCTCCCGCTGAAAAGTAATTACCTATTAAGAATAAATTACCTGTGTACCCCATTAATGAAGATGTTAGTTTTTGCAGCAAAGGGCTACCTAAAGACCTTACACCATACAATCTATCTTCTATTAAACTACTTAATGCTTTGTATGCATTAGATTGCTCTCCAGGCAGAGTTGCCATAGTTTGATCTCCATACCCTAATTTTGAAGCAATTTTAGTGTTACCTGTAAATGTTCTTTGCACTACTTTTCTAGTAGCTAAAGCATCTTTAAACACTTCTAAATCAGGTAATATTTTTAGTTTAGCTGCATAGTTTTTAGATCCCCAATTATCCATGAGATATATACTAAGTAAATCAAAAGATTGAGTTTTTTCAGTTACTTTACTATGGTCTCTAAAGTATTTTGGTATTGATCTTAATTCTGTAGTGTCTGCATCTACAAGAGTTTTTATTTGTCTTTTAAATGTAGTCCAAAACCCAACTTCAATATCATCAGGATTTTCTTTATGCAAATCTATATCAGATGCTCTTATTTTTACTATGTCTTCAAATCCAGTTTTTACCCAAGACATAATACCGTTTTCAAACGCATTTTCTAAACCCGTTTTTTCTACAGCAGGTAATCTGAATCCTGCAGGGTGTCCTAAATAATTTCCATCTCTTTCTTCTACAAGCCCTTTAATAAATTGGTATAAATCATAAGTAGAATTACCTTTATTATCTTTATTTTTAAAGAATGCATATTCTTTATTTATCCATTTTGTTGCAGGCTTGTAACCATCTTCATCTTTAACTTGATTGGTGTTACTCCACGCAGTATATTTTCTTCTTGCATCTATAGCGGCAGTACTATCTTCTCCGTTTTCTTCTTCAGCTATTTTAATAGCTTTAGTAAGCTCACTTCTTTCTGTATAAAAAGCTGGCCTATAAGGCCCTGCTAAATATGATGCTACTGTACCGTCTTCGTTTTTACCTAAAAGATCTTTATAAAGCTCTTTCATGTCTCTAGTACTTTTACCTTGTATAAAACGCTGAAACAAATCGTAACCTAACTTTGTGTTATTAATAGTTTCTCGCATTACAGTGTAATCTGCGGAGTCTAACATTTCAACAGCTATTTGTATTATGTCGTCTGTAAGATCTCTAGGGTTACCAAGAAGAGCATCTAAAAACCCAAGATCTTGAGCTTTATTTATTAGTATGTTCTTTATATAATCCTTTTCGCTTTTTTGTATAGATATTCTTTCATCTTCCATACGAGCGTTTACATGGTCTTGAAGGGCTTTATTGTAATCCTCATTAGTTTTATTAGGATTAGCTCTCATCCACACACTTTTCTTTTCAAAAGATTTTCTAAATTTATTTTCTGCAATTCTATGCATTTTTCCAGGAACTTCTCCCCACTTATCTCCAATTACATCTACATAACCTTCAGTTAATCTTTTTTTAGTAGTTAGAATACGAGATATAATGTCTTTGTATTCTATTCCTTTAGTTTTAAAGTATTTTTTTAACTCAGGACTTTTATTATCTATAACATAGATTACATCCTCAATAGCATTAAAATATTTAAATTTTCTAAGGTTTTCATAGTAAGCAAATACTCCTAAAGATAAGTTATCCATAGCAGTGTTTACATTATTTAACATAGCATCTACTTCTGTTACGTAGTCTGCTATACCTGCTTCACTATTTTTTGTTTTTAAGTTAGTTAGAATTTTTTCTAACTGATTCTTCAATCTTTCTTTAGCTCTACGGGCTGCATCGTTTTTTGCAGTTAACTTTTTTCCACTTTCAAAACTATCTTGCAGTTCTGTAGCATCTTTTGCAACGTTATTGTAAGCTATTTGTGTTTTCTTAAGAAGTAAGTTTCTTATTTCTTCTGTATTCTGAGGTGTGTAACTTTCTACATAGTCTATGTAGGCAGTAGGTAACTCTTCTTTTGTAGATAATCCTTTATTTTCAAAATGATCTTCTATAGCTTTTAAAGTTGGATACCCATCTTTTAGCTTAGTTTTGTCTTTCGTAAATCCTTTTGTAAAATCACCAAACTCCCTAGTAAATGCAGGCGTGTGTATATACTCGTACACACCTTCAGCTATTTGTTTTCCTTCTACAGGATTAAACTGCTTAGTGTATTTTTTTATTAAATCTTCTTTTATAGTACAACTCATTATTTACATTTATCTAGTTCACTAGGCTTATCTGTTTTCATAGCCTCACCTTTTATAGGCACTAATATTCTACCTTTTACAATTTCTTGCATTTCTCGGCTTAAAGTAATTTTATTATCTGCAAATATACTATTTACATCTGACTCTCCAAACTTGTATTCTACAACTCTAAATCCATCTTCACCTTTAAACCCTAACGTATTTATTCTTTCGTATATGTTTTCACTAAGTTTGCCTTTTGAATCTGCTCTAGGCCCTACATATCTGTATAAAGATAATTTATTATCTGAAAATCTAGTAAGGTAATTGTTGTCCATTTTTGTTACAAAACCTTGATCAAAATCTATACTAGCAGATATTTTTTTAGCTTTTTTAACTCTAGGAGCAAAAGCTTTATTTGTATACTCATGCTTAACTACTTGTTCTATACCTAAACCAATCATGTGCTCATGCTCTAGCTCTATAGTACGAACAGTGTCATTAAAATTAGTTTCTGCATTCCAAAGCCCTGGTATTAACTGGTGGAAAGTTTGTATACCTCTTTTAAATCCTGAAGAATGGTATGCGTAGGCAGCAAGATCGTTAGCAAACTTACTAATGTCTTTATCTTCTGAGTTTAACATGTCTTCCCACTCTTGCTTTGCTAACTCTACTGTGTCAGGCGGCATGTTTTTAGTGTTAGCTATATATAATTGACTAGGGGAATTATATATACCTTCAGCATTCCTATTATACTTATATTTTAATACTTGATTTAGCAATATGCTTTTAGGCATACTAGCTTTCATTTCTATAAGTTTAGGAATTAATGATTTTTTAGTGGCTGTATCAAAAAGTAATTCTTCTAAAGAGCCTAAAGTATCGTGAGATGAGTACATGTAAGAATACATTGCATCCTCCATAGATCTTCTACTTCTGTAATTATGTTTGTAATATTCTCCTAATAAATTTTTAATTTCTTCATTTATGTAATCAAATTTACCTGATAAAAATTTATTATAAAATACCCCTTCAAATAGTTCAGGCCCATTTTGAAAATACTTACCAAGCATAGTTCCTTGTGCAAAC